AAGTTTGAAGGCTTCGGCAAGGTTCTCAAAACCGTAGGTGTGGCACTCGGTGCAGTTGCCGTCGCCGCAGGTGCCGCCGCCGTGAAGCTCGGCAAAGAGGTCATCGCCGCCTATGCAGACTACGAGCAGTTGGTCGGCGGTGTTGACACCCTGTTCAAGGACTCCTCGCAGGAGATCCAGCGGTACGCTGCCAACGCATACAAAACGGCAGGGCTTTCTGCCAACGAGTACATGGAGACGGTCACGGGCTTTTCCGCAAGCCTGATCCAGTCCCTCGGCGGCGATACCGAGAAAGCCGCAAAGTATGCGGATATGGCAATCACGGATATGTCCGACAACGCCAATAAGATGGGTACGGATATGTCCTCTATTCAGAATGCCTACCAAGGGTTCGCCAAGCAGAACTACACGATGCTCGACAACCTCAAGCTGGGCTACGGCGGTACAAAGCAGGAAATGGAACGCCTGCTTGCCGATGCGGAGAAGATATCCGGCGTCAAGTACGATATCTCTTCCTACGCAGATGTGGTGGAAGCTATCCATGTCATGCAGGAGAGCATGGACATTGCAGGAACGACAGCCAAGGAAGCGGAAGCCACCATTTCCGGCTCTGCCAATGCGCTGAAATCCGCCGTGTCGAATCTCATCGTAGGCTTCGGTGATGCGGACGCTGACATGGAGCTGCTGTGCAACAACATGGTGGATGCCTTCAAGACCGTGGTGGCAAACATCACACCGGTCATTGAAAACATCGTGGCGGCTCTACCCACGGCGCTGGACGCTCTGCTGACGGCTGTGGGTGAACTGCTGCCCACACTGCTGGAAGCAGTCACCGAACTGTTCTCGCAGGTGCTGGAAACGCTGCTTTCTTTGCTTCCGCAGCTTATCCCGGCAGCGGTGTCCGCACTTATGACCATCGTGAACACGCTGATTGAGAATCTGCCCCTGCTTATTGACGCTGCGGTTCAGTTGGTGTCCACGCTGGTGACCGGCATTGCGGATGCGCTGCCCACGCTCATTCCGGCAGCGGTGCAGGCTATCGTCACCATCGTACAAGGACTGGTGGACAGCCTGCCGATGCTCCTTGACGCAGCCTTACAACTTATTACGGGACTGGCGCAAGGACTTCTGGACGCAATTCCCGTGTTGATCGCCGCTCTGCCGGAGATCATCAACGGTATCATTACCTTTCTGCTGGACTCCATCCCGCAGATCATTGAAACAGGCATTCAGCTTCTGACCTCGCTTGTTGCCGCATTGCCGGATATCATTATAGCAATCGTGGAAGCCATTCCGAAAATCATTGACGGCATTATCAATGCTGTGCTGAATGCGATACCGCTCATTATTCAGGCAGGCATCGACCTGCTGATTTCCCTTATTCAAGCCTTGCCGCAGATCATCACCACCATCGTGCAGGCGATTCCGCAAATCATCTCCGGCATCGTCAATGCACTGGTCGGGAACATCGACAAAATCATCATGGCAGGCGTTCAGTTGTTCGTTGCGCTGATTGAAAACCTGCCCACCATCATCGTGGAGATTGTCAAGGCTGTGCCGCAGATCATTGCAGGCATCGTGAAAGCCTTCGGCTCTCTGATGTATAAAATTGTGGAGATCGGCGGCAACATCGTCAAGGGACTGTGGAGCGGTATTACCCAGCTTGCCTCATGGCTGTGGGACAAGGTGTCCGGGTGGATCTCTTCCATCTGGGACGGTATCTGCGATTTCTTCGGTATCCATTCGCCCTCGAAGGAGATGGCATGGGTCGGTGAAATGCTGGTCAAGGGTCTTGCAGGCTCCATTGACGACAACGGCGATGAAGCGGTCAAAGCCGCCGAAGGTATGGCCGAGGACATCAACGGCGTCATGGGTGACCTTGCCCACGATATGCAGACGGCTCTGCCCACCGACTTTGACGTGAACGGTTCGATCCGTTCTGCGGTGGACGGCGTGGTCGGTAAGGCGGCATCCGCTTTCACCATTGCCCTGAATATCACGAATTTCAACAATTACAGCAGTGAGGATATCCGTCAGCTCACCAATGAAGTCATGGAAACGGCGAACCAGTTCGCCCAGCGGAAAGGAGTGGTATTCGCATGACCTATTTTACCTACAACGGCCGCAGTTCCGCTGATTTCGGCCTGCATATCGAGAAGAAGGACGTGTTCTCCGCACCGGAGTACGATGCGGAGTTCATCTCCATTCCCGGTCGGAGCGGCGATATCATCAATCCGAACCGCCGATTTTCCAACATCAAGGTGACCTACACGGTGTTCCTCGCTCGGAAGAATATAGCCGCACTTGCCTCTGTCCTGCGGGACATCAAAGGCTGGCTGTATTCCGAACCGGACAGATACCACGAAATCACCGACTCTTACGATGCGGAGTATTTCCGCTACGGTATCATCTCCGGCAATCTGGACATTGAGGAGCAGCTAAACAAGGTCGGCAGTTTCACCGTAACCTTCAACTGCAAGCCGTATAAATACAGCTTTACAGGACAGGAGGCGGTGGCGGCTGACGCTTCCGAACTGACGATTACCAATCCGACCGCTTTTGAGAGCCGACCGTACATCAAGCTCTATGGCAACGGGACGGTGGTAATAATGATACAGCCCCAAGGCCGTGGCATGATGATTTCCGACTTGGACGAGTACATCGAGATAGACAGTGAGCTGATGAACTGCTTCCAGGGTACGATTCTCAAAAATGATGCGGTCAAAGGGGCGGAATTCCCAGTCCTCAAGCCGGGTGTTTGCACCATCAACTGTACCGGCGATGTAACGAGGATTGAGGTCATTCCAAGGTGGTGCTGTCTATGATCCCTGTACTTTACCCCGCAAGTGCTACAGATTTCAGTTCATTCGGTCTTGGTGTGCTGACGGACACCATTTCCTGCGAAGTCACAGAGGAGCGAAACGGCATATTCGAGTGCCTGCTTAAATACCCGGTGAGCGGTCAGCACTATGGGCTTATCACCAAGGAGTGCATCATCAAGACAAAACCCAACGACACCGCCGCCGACCAGGCATTCCGCATTTACCGCATCACGAAACCCTTAAACGGCATCGTCACCATTTATGGGCAGCACATTTCCTATGACCTTGCCAATGTTCCCGTGCTGCCGTTTTCGACGGAGGGCCGCTCTCCACAGCTCATTCTCTCGCAGCTCCTTGCCGGAGATACACGCTTCACGGGCTGGACGGACTACTCGGATGCAAAGGCGTTTTCCGTCACGCAGCCGAAAAGCGTCAGAGCCTGCCTCGGCGGCACGGAAGGCTCCATGCTCTCCAAATGGTATGGTGAGTTTGAATGGGACAACTTCACGGTGAAGTTCCATTCGCACCGTGGGGAGAAGACCGGAGTGGTCATTGAATACGGCAAGAACCTCACCGCCATGGAGCAGGACGAGGACAACAGCGGTGTATATACCGCACTGCTCCCGTATGCCGTATACACCCCGGAAGGATCGGACATCGAAACGGTGGTCACGCTGCCGGAGGTCACGCTCCCCATTGTGACCTCGGAGATCGTCCGGGCAAAAACGCTCATCATGGATTTCTCCGACCAGTTTGACGGAGTTGTGACCGAAGAAGCCCTCAGAGCAAAAGCAAACAGTTACATCAAGGCAAATCCGCTGGGAGCGACTATCCCCACGGTGAAGGTGTCCTTTGAGCCGCTCTGGAAACAGCCGGAGTATTCGGCACTCTTGGAGCGGGTCAATCTCTGCGATACCGTCACCATCCGGCATTCACTGCTTGGTGTGAGCGTGTCGGCTATGGTCATTGAAACCGTGTACGACACCCTCGCCGAACGGTATGTGAGCATTTCCCTCGGTCAGAGCAAGTCCAGTATGATCACCACCATCTCCGAGGTGCAGTCCTCGGTTGATAAGGTGGAGTCCACGGTGGGACGTTTTCCAAAGCTGCTCCAAACCGCCATCGGTAAAGCCACCGGGCTTATCACCGGCCAGAGCGGCGGCTATGTGGTTATTAACACAGACAGCGAAAGCGGGCAGCCCTACGAGCTGCTCATTCTGGACGCTCCCTCCATTGACGAAGCCGTGAATGTCTGGCGGTGGAATGTGGGCGGCTTAGGCTTTTCCCATAATGGCTACAACGGCCCCTACGAAACCGCCATCACGGCAGACGGTCAGATCGTCGCAGACTTCATCACTTCCGGCTCTCTGGTAGCAAACATCATCAAGGCAGGTGTCATCCAGTCGCAGGACGGCTCGTCCTGGTGGGACTTGGAGAGCGGCGAAGTCGTGCTTCGTGCCTACGCCACCAGCAAGGAGGTCACCGAGGTCAGCGACCGCATTACCACCATTGAGGAACAGAAAATGCTCCGGCTCGTCATCATCTCGTCCAACGGGAACATCTTCAAGAACGGCAATGTAAAAACGCTGCTTTCCGCCAAGGTGTACTCCTGGGACGAGGACATCACCGACACGCTGGATGCCAACCAGTTTGTCTGGACAAGGGTGTCTGAGGATACGGAAGCGGACAAAGTCTGGAACGAGCAGCATTTCGGCGGCGCAAAGTCCGTGGTCATCACCGGTGCGGATGTCAAAGTCCGCGCCACTTTTTATTGTGACCTCATCGACACCACGACCAGGCAAAGCCTGTTATAACGGAGGAATTTACTATGGCAACCGCAGAACCCAGCACAGTGTCCGGTTCAGATACAACAACTTCAAAGGAGGCTTCTCACATGAGCAAAGCACAAGGCCAGTTTACCATCATCGACTACAATGACGCACTGACGCTGACGGGGTACATCGGCTCAAACCTCGCCAAGACTCAGATGTATAACCCCGACAACGGCAGTTACACCCCGGACTGGAAAACGAAGAACCTCGTTCTGACACCCAGTCTGTATGTCATCGGCACCACCGCCGACCAGATCGCCACCGCCAATGTCACCTCGGTCAAGTGGTATGTGGGCGACAGCAACACCGCCATTACCGCAGGTACGAACTACGCTCTCAGCGGTGCCAAGAGCCACATCCTCACGGTCAAGGCCAATGTCATGGCGGAGCTGCCCGGCATCGACTATCGCTGTGTCATCACTTACAAGGACGAAAGCACCGGTCTGTCGCTGACCCATCCGCTGACCATTTCCTTCTCCCGCGTGGTCAACGGCTCCGGCATCGTTGACCTGCTGGTCACCACACCCAACGGAAATGTGTTCAAGAATGAGGAGGTCGCCAGTCTGACCGCCAAGGCCGAGCTGTGGCGCGGCTCTACGGTAGACACCACCAAGGTCAGCTACAAGTGGGCGGTCATGGACGCTTCCGTCACCGCTACTTCTTCCACCGGCTATGATGCAGACTTCGGCATCGGCTGGCGCAAGCTCTCGGATACCGCCGACAAATACTCCGGCACGGCCACCAATACCCTCACGGTCTACGCCGCAGCGGTGGACAGCTACGCCGTGTTCAAGTGCTGTGCCCAGGACACGGATTCCGCATCCGCTTCTTATAACACGAAGTTTTTCGATGTGGCGACCTTCATCGACAACTCCGACCCGTTGCAGATCATCGTCACCTCCACGGGCGGCGATGTGTTCAAGAACGGCCAGGGCACAACTGTGCTGACCGCCGTCTGCTATCAGGCGGGTTCCGAGGTCGACGCAGCCGGAAACGGCAGTTACACATGGACGAAGTACAACAAGGATGGCGCAATCGACACCTCTTGGGGAACCAACGGCAGCAAGACCGGCAAGACCCTGTCGGTGTCCAGCGCCGATGTGGATACCAAGGCAACCTTTATGGTCGTTGTGGCGCTTTGAGGAGGTGGTGAGATGATCGCATCGGCACAGTTCACGATTATCAGTCTCTGCGATGTGGTCACCTCGGACACGCCTCCGGAGAACCCCTATGAGGGGCAGCTCTGGGTGGATACCTCTGTGACCCCGCCGGAAACGAAGATATGGGACGGAAATGAATGGGTGGTGCAGAACGACATTGAAACGATCCGCACCACCATTTCCATTCTGACCGAGAAGGACGCACAGTTCCAGCAGACCATCGACGGGCTGAACAGCTATGTGGCGACCCTTACCGAAACGGTGGAAACAGTGTCCAACGACCAGGGCGTCCTGGAGGAACGGGTACTGAACTCCGAAAGCCGTGTTTCGGAATTGGAACACACGGTGGATGGACTGTCCGTCACCATGCAGGAGCAGTACATCGGCGGCATCAACTATGTGCAGAATTCCTCCGGGTTGAACGGCATCACGGACGATTGGAGCTACTCCGGTACGGTAAAAACAGATACCTCCACCGATACCCAGAACAACACCATTTCCGACTCCTGCTTTGTGCTGGGCGCATACTCCTCGTTGTCGCAGTACATCCGAGGGGTAGTCCCCGGCACTTATACGATCTCGGTCCGGGCAAAGAAAACCTCGACCATGTCTGGGTATTTCTATGTGACCTACAACGGGAACAAAACCAAGTACCTGTTCAATAAGTCCACGACGTTTGACTGGACGGATTACTCCGTAACGCTCACGGATGTGACTGACCCCACGCTGCGCATTTACTGCTACTGTCGGGATGCGTCCATTTATCTCGCCGACATCATGATCTCCGAAGGAGCAATCCCCCGAAAGTGGACACCCGCACCCAACGAGATCTACACGCAGGAGGTCAAGATTGACAAGCGGGGCATCGAGGTATCCAACAGCGCATCGTCCCAGCGGACGGTTATCACGAACACGGAGTTCGCCGGTTACTACAACGATGAGGTGATCTTCACCCTGAACAAGGACGAAACGCAGACCAAGAAAACCACAGTGGACGGCGAGCTGACCGTGGGCAAAACGAAGTTTGTCCCGATGCCGACGGCGTCCGAAGGGTTGAATATCGTCATTCTGGATTAAGGAGGGAAAGCTATGGCAACTTGGAAAAGTGCAGCATACGATGGGCGCTATCTTCAACTGGACATTTCAGAAAGCGTGAATGTGGTCGGTAACAGCTCGACACTTTCCTGGACGCTGACCTCTACCGGTGGCGCATCCACTTACTACACCATTGACACGACCACTGTAACGATCAATGGTACGACCGTATACTCAAAGGAACGTACCTATTGGGATGACCGTGTTTTCCCGGCAAAGAAAGGTTCTGTCAGTGGCACGATTACTGTAGCTCACAACAGCAACGGCAGCAAAACGATTGCGGTCGGATTCTCGACCCGTGTTTATATCTACGGTTCACAGGAATACGGCGGCAGCATGACGCTGACTACCATTGACCGCTCTGCTCCCACAGTTACATTCAGTACATCGAATGTCACGGCAAACGGGTTCAAAATCTCCGCTACATCCTCTGCCACGGCGGACATCTGGCAGTACAGCACAAATGGCGGTTCGAGCTGGACGCAGTTCTCAACGACGGCATCCACCAGCGCCAGCGTAACATTGTCCTCGCTTTCGCCGAACACAAGCTATACGGTGAGGGTCAGAGCAAGGCGGCAATACAACCACGTCTACGGCACTTCCGGCAGTTCCACGGTCAAGACGCTGGGCGGTGCTGTGGTGAATAGTGTCAACACGGTGACGGCGGACAATGCCACGGTTTCCATTACCATCAATGTGACCGTGTACGAAGCCTCCTACACCAATACGCTGGTGCTCAAAAACGGCAGCACGACCATCCTGACTATTTCCGGGCTTTCCTGGTCGAAGGGCACGGCGAACCGCACGGTCACGCTGACATCGGCGCAGAGAACCACGCTGTTGAACGCTATGGCATCCATCAAGTCGTTCACCGGTACCTTTGCGGTTTCGTCTTACAGCGGGTCTACGCAGATCGGCAGCATCTCAAGCAAAACCGCCACGGTACTGACCACGGCGACCAATTCCGCTCCGACCATAAGTGGGTTCACTTACGCCGACAGCTACACGACCACAAAGAACCTCACGGGCAACGATCAGCTGTTCGTGCAGGACTACTCAATCCTCAAGGTCACCCCCGGAACGGCAACTGCGAAGAACGGAGCGTCCATTTCCAACTACACAGCTTCCTGCAACGGTTTATCCGCATCCAATTCAACTGGGTCTGCTATCACAGTCGGAAAGATCGCCAAGTCCGGCAGTGTGA